TTTCTTTGTTGTATATAACCAATACTTCTAAGGTGTTCGTGATATTCTTTTGTCTTGTTTATATCCTGTTCAATTCTTTTAGCATAATGAATATCATAATAATCAGGAAAAGAAATATCATTATAATAATCAACACCCTTTTTATTACTTTTCTTTACTTCTACTTTTGCTTCTACTTCTACTCTACTAGCAATGCGACCGCTATCCGTTCGCTTTGCAACTGCATTTTTCCACCTTTTAGAAGCGTTCTCCTTAGCTTTGTTGGACTTAGAATTGATTTCTTCTATTTGTTTATTTAATCGCTTAGAATAAAAACAATCATCTTCTACGTTAAATAAATCAAAATCTTCAATGACTTGCTTTAGAATTTTAGGATCAGTCTGCAAACCAAATGCAATTTCACTATAATCATCAACACAAAGTTTGTTTTCTTCTGTGAACAATAATTCTAACAACGCCCAGAAAACGCCATAACCCTCATATCCTAATTTCGCCCTGAGTTTGATTATACGTAAATCTGTTCTTGCCGAACTATCGTGGTTGAAGTAAGTTTTTTTCATATCTCTATTTTATAAAAAACCCCCTCACATGCCTGTAAAATAGAGAAAAAAATAACAGACCAGACATGCAAGAGGGCGTAAAAATTTAACTAAATGGAACTGATTCTTCTGCTAATCTTGTTGAAGAATCTTCTATCATAACTTCTTTTATCATTAAAGTATTATAGAATTTTCCTTTATATTCTCTACTCTTTATATAAAAATCTATATTGACATACTGACCTGTTGACAGCTTTCTTGAATGCTCTATTACATCTATCTTCTCTTTGCCAAAGATTTCAAATTGCTGCACGTGGTCAAACCCTGTATCAGATTCTACAATGGTTATTAGCTTTTTAACAAAATCTCCTTTTTGAGTATTAATATTTTCGTTTTCTATACTGGTTATTTCACCTCTAATTTTATACATATCTTATTTATTTATTGATTATTACTTCTTTTAAACACATCTGCTTCATCTTCTGAAAACACGCCACCCTGTGCATACAAGCCACAAAGCATTAAACAAATTCTTGATTTTGCTCTTTTTTCTGCCATTGAAACCCCATAACTGTTTGAATTATTTTGAGGTGAGCATTCGCCAAATGTTTCTATAACTTGGTCGCCCATACTTCCTGTTGCTTTTATTATAACATATTTCAGGTCAGGAGAATTATATATTAATTCATAAGTTATATTAATAGAATTTTTTGACATAATCTTATCAACGCCATTTCTAGTGATGATGTTATAAAATTTGTGCTTGAACACGTCTTCGTCTGTTAAATTGTTTTCCTTAAACAATCTGTTTAAAATGTCTTTTTTTGTTTCCATATCTGTTTTTTGTTTAAATATAATTATTTTTTAGTCTTCATACAAACAGTCTTTGACTTCTTCCATGAATTCTTTTGTTATTAACTTTGGCATACTATCTGCGTCAACAATCTCTTTTCCTTTGTAGATTTTCATTTTAAGGTTGTCAATAAAATCACCTCTTTCTGCATTGTTTATAATCTGTTGCCAATTACTAAAGTTTCTCATGTTGTCAAACAAAGCTGTTCTGTAGCTTTTATAGTCATCTTTAAAATATATGTGAAACCATTTGCCACCATGTTTTGATGTATATTGTTTTCCTGTTTTTACAAATTCCAATAATCTCATAATTTTTTCTCTTTTATATGTTCAATTAATTTTTCTCTAATATAGTCCATGTCAACCCATTCTATAAATTCATAGGCGGGAATAACAATTGTAAATGATTCACCTTGTTCATCTTGTCCAGACAACATAACCTCACCATCATGACAAGCAAACGTATCTATATCATGCAAATTTTTATATATCATAATTAATCTTTTATTGTGTGAACCCCTATTGTTTTAAAACACATCTCATTTTTCCCGAGTTCAATTAAGAAATCATCAAGCTGTGTTTCTGTGCCTTTAAATTTTATATAACCAGAACCATATTGAATGTCGCAAATATCTAAAAATGGAATAATAGAATCTTTTTGAACAACCCCGCCAAAATATCCTTTGCCATCAATTCTGAATTCTTTTATTTCTTCTTCTTTATCATCATCATAAGTATCACAATGTTCTTTACATTTTGAACAACAATCTAATTCATACCAATATCTTGCACTACAGCAATTGCTTCTAATCATTTTTAATCATTTTTTCAAAATACCAAGTTGGATCAATCCTGCTATTTATTAATTTATACTCAGGGTTATTTGCTTCAAACATGATAGCACTTTTCATACCATCAGATGTTTCTGTATTGAATTCTTTTATATGTAATTCCATATCTATTTTTTATCTATTAAGTCCCACATTTCCCTCATGCCTTTTCTGTGTTCTTCATGAATTTCTTGTGCTTTATTGATCCAATAAGTTTTGTCTTTTTCTAATTGTAGAACTGTCGCCACTAAAAACTCTTTGCTTAATTGCATGAGTTCTTCTTTGTCATATAATGATTTTTCTTTCATTTTCTCTATTTTTAAATTAATACTATTTATTTATACTGTATGGTTTAACCATTTGTGATTAAAATTAACATGAACCACAACCCACATATTTAATTTACCAGAAGCCACTTCGTTCGCTTCTTCTTTAGTGGAAAATTTAGCAGTTTTATTGTTTTTACCTTTCATAGTATTTAGGGTTTCCTCATTCAATACTATCCATAAATTTGTATTTCTCATTTTTTCTCTATTATTAGTTATTTTCACAACAAATATAAGAAAAAAAATCCATATAATCAAAAAGAAGGGTTTTGCGTTGTTAACAGAATTATTAACAAAAGGAGAATAGAAAGACACCTGCTGAACTCAATTTGCAGGTTGAAGACGACATTTAAAACCTACACAGGTGTCTTCTATTTTTTCAATTTTTTTATTAGTTCTTTAAAATCTTGTCGCATACTTTTCAGATCATAAACTTTATTGTTGTTTTTATCATAAGTATAATAAGCACCAAGTTTTAAATTTTCACTATAAATATGTTTGCTCATATATTTAAGTTTCGTTAACAAATATAATTAATTCACCACACCATTCCAACGCCCACCCCTTTCAAGAACCATTGGAAGAAGTTTTGGTTGTCCATTTATTATTATTCCACAACCCAAAATAACCCTTGCAGAATTAACCTTATTATACGCAAACGCTAAACTGTGGTCATCTATAAGACAGCCAACAGCCAAATTCCATGAAAGCGACAAAGGTGAAGATGTGTAATTTATTTCGAAAGTGGTGTGATAATGTCCCTGCACAACGCACATTCCCATCTCTTTTGCAAGTGCCAGTCCGTTCTTTTTCATTCCGTGTGTCATAAATAGCCATTGTCCATTGTTCATTTTAAACTTATAATCAGGAAACCACTTCCAACCATCACCAACGCCTAAAACCTCGTTATAATCTCTTAACATATAATTAGGTATGCCGTGCTTTTTCCCACGTCTGTATAACATACTTCCGTGATTAGAATGCACAAGCACCATTTTTGGGAATAACGCTTCTAATTCTTTAAAAACTTTACGTGCTTTGAGTGTTTCATTGTGTTGCGTTGGCAATGATGTTTCGCTGTCGTGCATAGAAATTCCGTGAAAGTCCGCTTCATCACCAGAATTAAAAATGTGATGATTTGGGTTATTATCTTCTATATTATAGTGTTCTTTGACAGCTCTAAGAAAACGAATACTGTCTTGGTGGTGATACGGAATGTGTAAATCAGAAATCACTAAAATAATTTCATCACCATTTTGTCTTGAATCTTTAACCCTGTCATGTTCTGACTTTGTTAATCTCAAACGGTATGTTCTTTTGTCTTTTATTTCTTTTTCACTTTTTCTATACTTCTACCGCCAAAATACGCTGAAATCACGGTAATCAAAACCATCGTTAATAAATCAATCCAATTTTCCTTGACGGAAAACTCGATTATACCACCTTCAATAAAAATTAATAATACTGTTGACACTACTAAAAATGCTAATACCAAAGGTCTGATGTTTGCAGGAAGCCAACCCGCCTTGTTGTCAGATTCCCACCTTCTTGTTATTTGTTCTTCTGCTTTTGCTCTTGCTTCTAAGAACAATGCTTCAAATTTAATTTTTAATTCTTGCTTTTCTTCTTTCGTTGTTGTTAAGTTATCAACGAGGTTATTCACATCAAGATTTAAATTGCCAAATAGTTTACTTAAAAAATTCATATTGCTTTATAGTTATGTGTTATATCTACATATTTAGTTTTGTTGTCTTCATCTTTGTATGCCTTCAAAATCTGATTTCTGTTGTTATCACAACTGAATGAAACATGTATCCACGAAAAATTAAATTCTTCAATCAATTGGTCAAACTCACAGTTCTGAATTATTGTGTCCATTAATAGTTTGTTGTTCATTGTTCCGTTTTTATGAAACTGAATGTCCGCCGCCATTCCAGAACAATGTTGACTGCGTTTACTTGATCCAATTGCCACTGACAAATCTGGGTGTCTAAACCCTGACGTTATTCTAATTGCGCCAATAGTGTCGCGAACAGGTTGTAATATATTATCACACAAATCAATCATGTTTTTAATATCATGGTTGTCTGGCTTGTTGTTAATGCCAAGACGGTCTGCTGTTGCGCTTCTTGTAAACTCAGATAAATAAAAGTTTTCAGATAGTTTCATTATTCAAATTTTTCCAACATTATTTTGTCAATTTCTTTCTGTATATCTTTTTTTGTTGCTTCAAGTTCCATCATTATATTCGCTTCAAACCTCATTTTTTCTTCACCATCATCAAACACAATGATTGTAGGAACAGACATAATTGAATGTTCTTCTTGTTTTTTTGGGTTGTGGCATATTGTTATGTTTTCTGTTTCACAGTCTTTAAGTTGTGCAATATCAAAATTATTATCGCTATTCCATTCGCTGTTAAAATGTATCACCTTCACTTGACCATTGCATGATCCAAAACAAAAAAACACAAGTCCCATTAAAACCAATAATATCTGTCCTACATTCATAATTACTTATTTAATTCATAAAGTCGTTCATCAATCTTGTCAATTTTGTCCTCAATCTTGTTCAGTTGTTCTTGTTGATTTTCCAATTGCGAACCGTTGTTGAGTATGGTTTGGCGAATTAGTTGATCTTTTAGTTCAAACTCTTTTTCTGAAATTGGTAATTTCGGCAATGTCTTTGCTTCTTCAACATCTGCTTTTAGTGTGAAATAAGTTGCAGACAGCGATATTACAAACCCCGTTATTAAAATTATTGTCTTGAGGTCGAGGGTAAATTCGGACTTTTCGTTTAATTTCATTTTCCACAAGATTTACAATCTGCAATTCCCTGCGATACAAGTAAAGCAATTCCAATCCAGATTAAGTTAGACATTTCACCTTCTGTAATTCCAAAGCTGCTTGAACACGTTATAAAAATGAACATAGTGAAAGCATACCAGAACTTTTTGCTGTTAATTATTTTTTTTAAAGTTTCCATATATTTATATTATTATTAAGTTAATTCCTAAATTGATTGTGTAGTTTTCTCTATTAAAGTATCTCAAATACTCTAATTGTGTGTAAAACGATAATAACCTGTTCATCTTCCAATTTGCTATCACCCCAAAGTCATAATCGTTTGTGTCTGATCCGTATTCTGTTAATTTTTCATTTACAAAGAAATAGTTTCCATAAGCTAAAACAAAGAAGTTGTCTTTGTGTAGATAATAAGACAAGCCAACAACACCAGAAAGTGTGTATTGATTGCCAAGTTCATTTAATTTATCTCTATTATATTGCGCGGGTATGGTTGCGTAATATTGTTGAAACTGTGCTGTGTTCTGCGCAACTACATTATCGCCAAGCAACCACCTAAAAAAAGACTGTTCTAATCTGTCTAAGTGTCCATTGTTATTTGCATCTACAAAATAAAATTCGTTAGTATAGCCAAGTTCTGTTGCTACCGCTTCAAAATCATTATAATTAGGAAAATCTCTTTTAAAGACATCTAGGCCGTAAACAGGGTGATACCTCACAACACCTCCAAAAGTCCCTCTAAAGCCACCCAAATCGGCTTTTAGACGCATGTCTAGTGATTTGTATTGCAAGTCAATATAGCCATTGTTAGAAGATTCAATTTTAATGCTTGTAAAACTACCAACATATCTGAACCAAATATTGTGGTTTTTATATTCTCTACCTAAATTTCTGATTCTTTCATATTGCAATAAGTATTCAAATTTGTCAACAGGTGAACGAAATATACTTGCATTTTCTTCCAATCCATCATAGTAGAATTTGGGTTTCTTTTCAAACCGATACCTTGATAGCTTTTTAATACCTACAAAATAACGATAATTAGCACCGTCATCTGGTGTTGTTTCTATTAGCTGTCCATCAGTATATGAAAATGTTTCTATTGGTGCTATTGTAGAATTCAATGACATGCCGCCATAGATAGTAGCATATTTATAAAATTGTCCGAAAGACAATAATGGAAAAATTAACAATAGATATTTTAACATATTACAATTTTTCAATCATGGTGCATGTGAAATATGCCTTCGCAGACCACCCACCATTAAAAGCGCCATTCGACCACGCTTTAAAAGAAACACCAGAAATATCACCTGCATGTGCTAAACCACCCGCAGTTGGCGCACCGCCACCATACATATATGTCTGGTCTGAGCTTTTGCCACCCATTATTCTTGAACCCGTATCCCAATAAGCACCTGTTCCCGACCCTGTATAGCCGAAATAAATACTATTGTTAGAACTTTCATCTGAAGCCGCGTGTTCACAAAATAGCGTCACGGAAATAGGTATTACATAATAACCTGAAGGGGGTGAAAATAAATCTTGTGCTGTAGAATTTAATGCTTGAATTTCTGCATTCGACCATGAAGCTCTGGTCGTCACGATTAATCTTCTTGCTTCAACCTTCTTGCTTGTTCCTGCACTTGATCCTGTGGTGTCGGAAACATCGACAATATGAAATAAATCGTCGCTATATATCTGCGCTGAAAGAAGGTCTTTGTCTGTTAGTCTTTGATTTGCCATAGTTTAATTTTTTAATATATTTCTTTAGTTTTTTGAAGTTTCCACCAGAAAATTTTGTTTTATATTTCCCCCTCATTAACATATATTTTTAACGCCCATTGCAGACAATAAGGACTTTAAGTTTCTGTCATCAATAGTTGTGTCCATGTTAATTCCGCTATAGTAATTTCTTGTTGTTGGCGACATTCCGTCCGTATTGCTTGAATACTCAGGAAAAGAACTTGTGTTGTCTTGTAAGTAAGAAATTAATCGTTGGCGGTAAAATTCGCCCATGTCAGTGGCGCTATCAATTAAGCGTTGTATATCATCATGACTTGCAGAAGTTCCCTGTTCATTGTTCATGGACACCACGCTGTGATTTACTGCTCTTAATCTTAAAACAGGATATAATGTTGCAAGTGTAAATTGACACAAGCATTTTGCAACGTAGTCTTTCAGTAATGTTAAATAAACACCAGAAGGTGTTCCTGCAATTTCTGTTTGTAGCTTTTCAAATAAATCAGTTCCAAGAATCGGCAATATATATCTGTCTTGCGATATTAGGATCACAGGGTGAATCAAATCTTCATCGACTGATTGTGAAATCGTTGTGTTTCTTTTTAGTGTGTCTGCACTAATTAAAAGTGTGTGCGTTGTAGCCATATCGTTTTAATGTTTTAAATTTTAACTTCTTTCAGTTTCTTTTCTTGGTTTTAAAAACCCGTGATTTGGCATGTTCCAAGTTGTTGTTCTCATTTCTTTATCATTTGGCATCGGCATTTTTCCATTTGCAAATTGTTGTGAAACTTTACGGAAACGATTCAGTGTTCCATTTGGCAAATATTCACCTGCTTGATATTCTTTTCCGTCCATGTCCACAAATGTCATTCCTTTTGGAACAATCCTTCTAAAATAAAACGCCCTAATCCATCGATGTTTGCAATTAGCGCCGCCCTTATAAAGACTGATGTCATACGTGTTTGATCCATACGGTCCAAACCCTTTGTTTACCGCTCTTTCACTTGCCTTTCTTAAATCTTCTATTCTATACAGTGTTCCGCCCTGTGATTTTGCCACCATTTTTTGACAAAACAACCTGCTGTTGTGCGATAGGTTCTGAGAATATCTATACAGTATTCTGAACATTCCAATATCAGATGAACTGTCTGCAACATTCGGTGTTCCTGCCGGTGCATAAGCAAATTCATGATACCTTGAATCAATTTTGTCATCTTTAATTTCGTCAGAATGCGCTTCAAACCACTCATCTTCATCTAAATTAATTCCTATTTCATCAAAAAACTCAAGACAAACGTCATCATCTTTAACTTCTATTGCATTGAATTTTTTTTTTTTATGTTTAGCAATAATGCTTTCCATTTGTTCTATTGTTTCATCTTCAATGTCAATTCCTGCTTCTTGTTCATCAATTGCATCAATAGAATCGAGGTCTAAGAAATCAGCCGGTTTAAGCGTCTTGAAGTATATGTCTAAGCTGTCTATACCATTTATTCTAAAAAGTCTGTCTAGCGCTTCTAAAATGGTTGATTGGAATACTTTAACCACCGTATTATTGAAAAGTGAGTATGAATCTCGCAGTTCGTCTGCGTTGTTTCCGAAACCGGAAGAATCACCTTTGACACCAAATAGCAACGGACTTGTGATTCTGTGTGCTGTCAATACCTTTCTTGAAACCTCAGTTGATAGGAATTGATATTTGTCATCATTATCACCTGTATTTAATGGAATTATTTCTGGTGTTGTGTCCTTTCCATCGTTGAAAGTCAAAATTAGTTTTCCGCTATTGCCCGAACCCGAAAATTTTGCGTTCAATTTGCGCTCAACCTCACGTCTTTCTTCTTCTGTCGGAATTCCATTCGAAAAATTAACCATGCAACTGGGCATAAAATTATTGTCTATATTCGCCAAATGAAGTTCAGCAATCGACATATCGAGTTGTATGTAATCAGTCCCGCCAACATAGTCAGGTATTCCATAATAGAATGATTGTGGGTTGTATTCTTTTACTTGTAGCAATTGACTTGTTTCTGTTCTGTCTGTTTCATCAAATGCCTTTATAATATGTGGTTTGTATTTTCTTGTGTTAGACCAATCATAGCAATAGTAAAAGTCATTAACTTTTCCATAGCTATCTGCTTTTCCAGAACGAATGTATTGTGCCGGTATGTGTTTTATTTCTGCGATTGCAGTTTTTGTCTTATTCCAAATGACGTTAACATAACACGTTCCGAATAATTTTAAATCAAAACAAAGGTTTTTTATTGTGTTTCTACTTCCATTTTTTAACAGCTTTGAGAATTTTAAATACTGTTCCCTCAAATCTCCTTCAAGTTCATCTTTGTCAACTACGTCAAGACCTTGACATGTGTCTTGTTGATCTCCTGCAACCATTGATGAAACACCCTTTACAATAGCGCCATTTATTCCTGAACCCGTAAAAAGTTCAATCAAGTATTGAGGATATAAATTGTCAAGACCAAATTCAACCCAATCTTTTCTGTCATCTTCTTTTATATGTGGAATGTTGTAATGCGACAAGTCCACTACTGACATATTGTAATTGTTTTTTTTCTTTGCCATTATATTGTGTTTGTTATATATGTTGGTGATGAAATTGTGTCTGTGTATTCAGTGTATGTGATAGCATCATTGTTGACGGCTTTGAAATTCATTATTGTTTTATATATCACCTTAACTGCATTATCTGGATCAAGGTTTAAGGCATTCCCGTTTTGATAAATTACAACATCATAAAAGCCGTATGGATAGTCAGCATTCCCCATGCTTAACTGTCCAGAACCAAGATTTTCAGTTCCGTCTTTGTATATATTAACCAAAAGCTGAATATATCTTTCTTTGTTAGTCAAGTTTGTTGCCGCAACTATAAAAGTTTTTGTCTTGTTTGTTGACTGACTTGTTATTGAAACTAATGGATTGTATGTTGTTGCTGTCATTTCATCATACAAGTCAGCATAAATTCTATTGCCTGTGTAAGTAATACTATTATTCCGTGTCCACTGAATCATTCTTTTTTTTCTTTTTAGGTGTTTCAAAATACTTGTCCCCAAACCTTTCTTGAATGTGTCTTAATTGACCTTGATTCATTTCACCCAATGGTATTCTGTAGTGTGAAACCTTTTCATTCAAAAACTCTTTTTTTACTATAATCATGATTGTTCTTTTTTATAAATATAAATATACGCTTTTTGTTTACTAAAAAAAAAGGGCAACCCGCAGATTACCCTTTTTCAAACAGAATAGAATATTTGTTTATGCCGGTGTAGTTCCAACTGTGATAGTCACGTTGGCGTCAGTAGCGATTCCATCAAATGGATATTTCGCTGTTCCAACACCCGCAGATTCTTTCAACATGTAGTTTTCAGTTTCTTGTGCTGTAAACGTCAAAGTAAAACCGCTCATGTCCGCTTTTGCTGTTCCTGTAGACATTGCTCCCGCAGTCACGGTGCAACCAAATCTTGTTCCTAATAAAAACACATTGTCATTTGCATCTAGAACCCAAACATGACATCTTCCTTTTAGTATGTTGTCTAAATTTGGAATGTCTTCATGAATTATCTTTTGCAACATCACTTCCAAAACTTGTTCATAATACGTTGTTCCATTTGCATCATTGCTTGTGAAATTCGCATTATATGTCCCTGTGTTTGCTCTCAGATCATACTGAAAAACAGTAATTGCGGAATCAAAGTCAGTTATTTCATTTGATGTGATGACTAGCTTTGAAAGTAGCGCTTCATCGTAATTAGTCAAGAAAATCTTTTGTATTCCACCGATGACATCTTTACACGCGACCAAACGGCCTTCGCTGACGTCGCAGGCGAATTGATAAAATTTATTCATTTTTATTTTCTTTTAAAAGGTTATAAAAAGAGTGGTGTATTTCAACCACTCTTATCAATTCAGTTTCTACGATTCTTTTACACAAAATGTTTCACCAATAACACCCGCTTGAACACCCGCATTGTATCGCATCGTTATTCTTACGTTATCGCTCCCATCGATTAAAGTTCTATCGATAACACGAACAGAAGTCATATCAGTCATTGTATTACATCCAAAATATAAATTAGATTTTTGTGCTCCAATCGCTCTATCATTAGGCATGCCGGGACATACTAACATTTGATAACCCATATAATTAAGTGGTTTTTCACTTACATAGTATTCGTTCAAATATCCAAGTTCTGCCAATCTTTGTTGATAAAGAAAAGCAACTTTCGGAGAAACATATATTGCAAAATCTTCTTTATCAATAATTGCAGGAGACACCGCTAACACTCCCGTAGCTCCAGTTATTAAAGCTCCAAGATTTGTCATCACATTTGTTCCTGTTGACCAGTCAACTGAAGTATTAATTACATTCCCTTCTTGAACAATTACACCATTTGCTGTTGCAAGTCCTTCAAACTCTCCCGTTGTTCCATTTGTTCCATTCCAAATAGTAGTTTCAATTTTTTGAGCAACCTCATCAGCTATCATACCTAATAAAAATTCTTCAAATGTAGGGGGTATGTGATCATCATAAAGAGATCCCGTTGCTAAAGCTTCCCAATCACTTCTGAATTTACCTTTACACAATTCAGTATTAATCATAAATTCCTCCGGAGTTAAAATTCTTTCACTTAGAGTAGTGGTTCCCGCTTCATTCCAATCACAAGATCCATCCTGAATAAGACTTGCATTTGCAACATTTTTCAGAACCGCCTTGTATGGAATATTCTCCTTAATTGTTATCCAATTATTAGCAAGTGTTTTTCCACTTTTCAGTGCCGCACTTAGATATGGAAGTGCTAACTCTCCTGCATAAGTTGATGTTATTGCAGGGTTAGTTGTAGAGAAAAAATACTTTCTTAATTTAGGATTTATCTCGTTATAATCGTCTTGAAAATTTCTTTGTTTCATTTTAATATAATTTAAATTCTTGTTATTTTATTTTGTATCATAAACCTCGCACGGTCTGATGTTGTCATGCCCAAGACGTCTTCACGCGATTTCTTTGCAAATAAACTTTTTCCATTTTTAGAAAGGTTTGTTGGTGAAATATTCACTCCATTGCTTGAAGGCATTTCTTCTAATTCTGTGTATTTTTCTTCTATTGCAGAAAGTCGTGTTAAAATTTCGCCCATAACATCAGAAGACAATTCAACCGCTTCAACTTCTTCTTCTACTTTTCCTGAAATATGATCGACAACCACTTTTGCAACTTCTTTTGCAATTTCTTCAGTTACCTCGTCTGGAGTAGCATCATTTATTTTGACTGCAATTTCTTCAACAACAGGATCAGCAGTAATTTCTTCAATTACTTCTTCTTTTGCAACAACAACTTCTTCTTCCAAATCTTCTTCTACTTCTTCAACAACTTCTTCTTCACCAAACCCTGCCACATTGCTTTCAGCATCAATTCTGATTTTAGAACCATCTTCAAGTGTGTATATTCCTTCCGCTAAATCTTCAACTTCACCTGCGTCATTAATTACGTAAACGGCTGAACCAATTTCAAATTCTTCTGAATCTGTTGCAATTACTCTTGCATCATCAAGAATTGCTTCTGCATACATATTGATTTTGTATGTCTTCTTTTTTGAGAACCTTAATAGTTCTTTGATTTTTTGTAATGAACCCATTTCTTTGTTTTTTATATATATTAATACTTGTTATTTGTTCCTTTTCAAAATGTAAAACTATTTTTTAACAGTTCTATTTTTTATTGCCGCACACACTTTTTCTGCCGTTTCCCTGTCCCCGTATTCTTTCATCTGGTCTTCAATACATTGATCCCACGGGTATTTTTCCATAGATTCCGCGTTTTTATTTCTGTATTGATTTGTTTTATATGCAATCTTCTTTTTTCTTTTCTTTAAAACTTCTTGATGTGATTTACAACCCATGTAATATGTTTTTCCATCAATTTCATGCGAGTGGCTTCCTACACAATCAAAAAACAAACTTCCATATAATTCAGCTTTTTCAACGTCCATATATATTGGTGTTCCATCAAGTGTTTTGTCTGGTCTTAATTCAGCATTTAAAAGAACGTCTTTTATTTCTTCCATCAATTCTTTTTGTTCACACTCAACACATTCTTCTGCTAAGTCTAAAATATCACCCTTCTGCATTTCGATTGCTTTATCAACAAAGAACCCCTCGATACTAAAACCTTTTAAATCACCCTGCTTCACTTGTTTCCATACATCATCATTGTATACTTTCATTTTCACAAGCCAAGAACCTATTGGCAAATCAGAGAACCCGTATAAGTTAGATTTGTCATTGTCATCTTCTTTGATCCATGTTTCAATGACAGAAACACCCTGAACATCTTTTTCATGCTCAACAGTAGCTTTGTTATTCTTTAAGCTGTTCATGAAAAGTTCTTGTGCTTTTTCTATTGTTTCTTTTGAAAAGAAAACTAAATATTCACCTTCTGTTTCATCGAATCTCGGTATTTGTTTTTCTGGTATTAATGCAACACCCACAAGTGTTCTTTTTTCTTCATCTACTTTTGCAAGTGAAAGAAATTTGTCTTTGCTTAATGCCACCCACCCCCGTTCTAATGCAGGGTTTGACACAAGTGAAATGGCTTGAATGCCATGAACTTCTTCTGTTTCATCAATTAGTAATTCAACGATTTTTGTTTTTTTCATTTGACTTGTTTTTTATAAATATAAGAAAGGGTGTTTTGTTTATTTTAGAGCAAAAAAAAAGAGGTGTTTTAAACCTCTTTTGTTAGTTCCTATTTGTCAAAACCTGTTCTGTGTCATAATCTTGATTTTTCTTGGTGTTGTATTCTAAACTTCTGTCCTGCATAGTGTCCGCACCTGAACTTGATGATTTTAGGTTTCTTGCTCTTGTTTTGACTATTTATCAAGGTGTTATTTTCTAAACTTCTGTCCTGCATAATGTCCGCCTCTCAAGTAACTCACTCAACCTATTCCCAATCATCTATAACTAATATAAGAAAAAATATGACACAAGTCAAGTAAAATCGGCAAAAGTTATTAACAATCGTATTGAATTTAGAGCAAAAAAAAATAGACAAGTTTCTAAAGTTTTCTTGTCTATTTCACCAAGCGATACAATGGTGTTGTTTATTACTTAAACCTTTTTCCTTAGTGTTTCATAATTCTTAAAGGGTAAAACTCACAGTTCCTTACTTGGGTTTTATGTAATTGTGATATTATAATCACATTTACATAGTAAATATACAAAAAATTTTTGACACTACCAAATTTTCAAGCATAAATCGTATCACAATGTTGATTGTAAATTTAGTTCTTCTTGTAATGCTTGACTGCTTGAAATATCCCTTTCAACCACATACGCTTGAACAGGTTGTGCTTCTGTTCCTGCAACATCTTCTGTAAGTTGATTTGGAACTAAATTGCCAACATCACCAATAAATTCACTTGGATTGATTGTAGGCGATGAAACGGCTGAACCAGAACCAGAACCCCCACCACCAGAACCTTCCATTTTTGTGTTTTTAATTGACTTCACATTGTTTAAACCCATAACTAATTGTGTAGCCGCGTTAATCATTCTAGCAACAAATGGCATTTCTTTATCACTTAATGCTTTAGTAACACCCAAGTATGTGTTTATTAATGCTTGTGCAGTTGCTATTTTTTTCCATTTATCTGAACCCTTTTTTTGTCCCGCCGCCAAAGCACCAAGTAAATTCCCCGCCGCCTGTATTGTAATATCATTATATTTCTTTCTTATTTGCTTCTTCTTTTCTTCATATTGTTCAGTGACCTTAGATTGATCCACACCCGCTTTTCTTGCTTTTTCTAATTGTTCTTTGTAAAACAAATCAAGTTCAGCAAGTTCCCTTTCTCGACCAAACTTAGAAAGCAATTCAATTTCTGCTATTGACTGAGTTTGTGCCATTGTCAAATCATGAATAGCTTGTGTCTGTTCTGTTATTTGCTTAACATCTTGGTTTTCTAATTCTGTTAACTTTGCTTGTGCGAGAGCAAGGTCTTGTTTCATTTGCAGGTTGTCTTGGTTCACCCTCAGTTCAGCTTCTAAATTTTCAACCCTTGCTTTTTGTAGTTCTATATCTTTGGCAAGTAGATCTTCTTCAAGTTTCAATAATTCTTGTGCCGCCTGTTTTCTTTCTTCAAAGGTTTTATTTTCATTGTCCCTTAGTTTTATCTTTTCATCAATGTTTTTTTGTATAGCAACACGTTCTTTTTCAAGTGTTCCAATTAATTTTGTCAGCTTGTTTTCTGTGTCAACAATTGCCTTTCCCTGTTCGTATGTTTTTTTCAAATACTCGCCTGTCGCTTTTGCACCTTTTTTAATTCCTTCAACCACTTTTGGCAACACTTCTTTTGCATATTTAACTGTTTTCTTTGTTAAGTCAACAACAGGGTTTGCATTCCATAATGTTTTGACACCTTCTTTTGCTATTTTCGCAGCTTCTTTAAATTCACCCTTGAACACTTTTCCAATTGCTTGACCTAGAAGACCAATGCCTTCAATGGTTTTTTTCACTGAATCAATGATGTATGTCTTTATCGTTCCACCAAAGTCAAGCACTTTGTCTTTTACGTTATTGAAAATATCCGACAAACTACCAAGATTAGAAACCCAGTCAATAACAACACCAACACCATCAATAATTAAATTGACCAAATCAGAAAATATAATAGACATTGTATTGGCAACAGTATTCACCGCGTCCATCACTCTCTGGTTTCCCATTAAAACCTCACTAAATTTAAAGAACACACCAACCAAAGCACCAATGCCTGTCATTCGCATTGCTTTACCAAATATGTTCCAACCCTTTGATCCTTTTTTAGCTTCTTTTCCAGATTTTTCTGCGCCACCACCTGCACCTTTCACTTTGTTTCCCGCATCATCTGCACTGTTGCCTAAGTCTTGAAAGTCCTTCCCTAAGTCCTTTGCATTTTTCTGAGCATCTTTTGTGTCAAAATTTACTTCTACATTTACTTCCTTAGCCATATTATTCTTTTTATTTCTTTAAACATTCTTGTGAAGCTGTCATGTCTTTCATTCATGCCGTATAAAAAACAGTATTCTTTTTCTCCATGCAGTTCAATTGTATTAATAATTCTTAGCTGTGTCAACATCATTATTGAACTTAGCTGTATGTGTTGTTTTAATTCCATAGCATTTTATCAAAATTCATAAATTGTATATTACTTGTGTTTTGGAATATCGCCCAATTTTCACCATAAGGCAAAGCAATATTTGGCAACCTTTGAACAGCTAAGTCAACAGACAAAGACCAGATTCTTTTGGTGTCTGTTTGACTATCATCTAACCCAAATTGCAATTCTCCATTTGTGGTTGCTATATTCAATGTGCAGGTTGTGGGGTTTGCACCCTCTCGAATACTAAATTCCTGTTGTCCCCCTGCTGTGCTTAATTGTGTTATTGTTCCATTAACATTTTTAAAAGCTGTATACCATGAAAACCCTTCTGTTGTTCCAACTGCGTATGTTGAACTTGTTCCACCAATTACTGTTGCCGTTCCTGTGATTCTAATAATCATATTTGAGTTATATGGAACAAATGGTCTTCTGTTATATTTTGTTCCCGCAGGATAAGCATAACCTCTTGTGTTGCCCTCTGTATAACCTGTAGCAACAATTCTGTGCATCTCTCCATGTAATCTTGGAGTTCCTTTCTGTGTGGTCTTGTATTTAATAACCATATCATCTGCATAGTTTGGTAGAATGGAACTACTGTATTGTCCATTATCAGAACCAATCACAAGTTGTCTTTGGTAACCACTTATTTTGTCAAATATAATTGACTTGGCTTGTCCTTTTGATAGTATTGAACGCATACCTAAAAGACTTTTCAAATTAATTGGCAAACTACCTGAGTTTGCAAAACAAGGGTAAATGCCTGTTGCAAAAGGGAAGTTGGTCAATGATTCTCCACCTTGACATGTGCAACAACTTTCTGGTGCTAATATCCCGAGCAATGGCAATGCTGAAACAGAAGGGGTGCAATTTGGATCAGTGTCCGGACACCAATAATAAAAAAACCCATTCCAAAGATTGTTTCCTGTTGAATCTGTTCCAACAACATAATCACAATCTTCACACGGACCACTGTCATCAACCACTTTAAGCAGTGAAACCTTTGTTGAAGTCTTTATGCCTACTTGATAATTTGTGATACTTAAAACCCGCCAATAAGCATTTTTAATAAACACCTCATCATTGAATTTGAAGTTATGAATATCCACATCATCCAGATACAAATAACACTCCATCATTCTTGCATTTGGATCATAGATAGTGTTTAAGTATGATTGCCAATATAACCCATATAAAGTGTTTGCAAACCACGTTGCTGTTTCATCAGTATAATTAAAAACATCTAATTCACCACGTGGTGGCGGGTTAGCATTCCAATACAATGATTTATTTGCTGACGTTAATGTATAAGCATCACTTGAAGGTGTTATGTCAAATGGTGAACACACAGGATAGGTTGTGAAACTATATGCTGTTATTTCACTCAATGCTTCAATTTGGTTGTGCATGTAATAAGTAACAGTGTCGTCATTGCCATCTTTGACTGTTGTTGCTGTTCCACAATAATAAAACAACTTTGGCTTTGTTTTTGCGGGAACAATAAAATTGCCATCATCATTGTATGTTGTTTCATATTGAACTGTCATGTTTGGAAGTTCTGTTTGCTCGTCACCGGAATAGATAAAGACCTTATCATTGATATATGGTGAAAATATAGAATTGTTTTTTAATTCACCAGATGCAAACTCATTTGTGCTGTTTATTTGCTTATAATGTCCATATACATTGACCTCTGGCGCTTCTTCTTTCAATGCTTTGTTCCACAGGTCAGTGTCTTCAAGATCTGTGAAATGAATAATCTTTTTTTGTATTGATGTAGTGTCTTTCACAATAACCTCTTTAGACACATCTAATTTGTCTGTCCATTTCTTTATTTCACCAGTTGCAATATAATTATCATAAGGTTCTATAATCAGGTTCTCAGGGTTGTCTGGATCAGATATGATAACAAGGTTAAATCTCTGAACAATATCAAGCAAAAAATCTTTCTGCAAAATGTTTTCATCAATACAAGCAGGAACATTAATTGTTCCATTGTAAACCCCTTCTGAATAAGGAATTGCCCAAACAGTGATTTTAGAATATAAACCAATTTCGCCACCGCAGACCGTAGCTGTTGAGTTTGCAAATTTTATAGAAGATAGTGTTGCATGATCAAATTGTATGTTTGTAAAACTCATGTATATGTGTGCAGTTGCACCAATGTCCATTTGTGATAGGTCAAAATAATGCCATTCGGGTAGGCTAGAACTATCAGTAGAACCACCACCATCACCAACACTTGTGGTTACAATAGAGGGGTCGCCATAGACTAAGTCTGGGTTTGACGTGTCTTGTAACCATACTTTTAATAAAATTGGTTCTTCTGAATTAACCCTTGAAACCCTGTCTATCTTCCACCTGTGACTAACAGACATTTCTATTTGTCCACCAGAAACTTTTGTAAAAGAATTTTCGACTGTATTCCAACAATTAAAAGTATCAGAAACGCAAGAATAACCGCTTTCTGTGTTCGCAGGGACAACAGTCATCAAGTCTGCTTCTGGAATAGGCGTGTCTATATTAGGCATTCCACCTTCATTCGGTTCATAAACACCCCAAGTTGCATTGTTTCCAACTTTTGTTGAAAAATTTGGGAATGTTGTTGAGGTTGTTGTTGGCAACATTCCACCCTCTATATTGTTTGCAGTTGTCATGAACAACTTGCCAAAATAAGAACCATTAATAAAAGTTGATGTATATGTGAAACCTGCTTTTTCAAGTATCAGATTAAGTATATTTTTTAATTGCAATGCAGGTCTGAACTGTGTTATGTCAACCATCCTATCAGACGAGTTTTCATATCCCTGAGCATCTATATATGATTGGGGCATGTTCAAAAAGTATTGAATATTACTGTAGTAATAAAATTTGGGTGTTGTTATGGACATCGGATACATCACCTTTTGAACACCTGCATCTACATCTCTTAAAGATGCGCCACTGCAACCAACACAATCACTTGTAAAACTTGAAGAACCACCATTCCACGATGCTATTATGTTATCGCGTTTATATATATGGTTTAATTCATTGCTGTATGAACCATCTTCATTTCTGAACACATCGCGCAATCTATTTTCACCAACTGCAGAAAACAAGTCTGCTGTGTTTGACATCAAAACAACTTCATAGACTTGTGCCTTTTGATATACCGCTTTTAATTGAATAAACCCTTCAAACTGTGGTGTTGCACCCACAAACAAAGTAGCGGTAAATTTTTGCCTTGTAGAAAACACAAGTGTCGCCATATTAACATTAAACCAATTTTGAAAGAAGTCATTGTTGTTGTCTGTGAATGGCAATTTGAATGTCTGTGAATAATTTGCTTTTCTTGTCTGCGGTTCTTTAATATCTGAGAATTGAAAATTCAAAGATATGTTTGGACTTTCTTGCAAGTCAAATTCATAGCTTGTGTCCACTGTAGCGCCACTCGTAGCTTTTCTATATGCAACTAATCTAACTTGTTCCATTATGAGTTTGTGTTAATAGGATTGCTATATTCTATTGTGAATGTATATTGTATTTGCAGTCTGTCTTTTGCTTTTGTTCTTCTTTGAAAAGACTTGTCTGTAATAACAACAGACTGTGAAAAGGTGTCAACACCTGCTTGTTGTATTTGCATCACTACTGTTGAGTTAAATAATGTTTCAAGAAACTGTGCTTCTGCTTCATCAATATACTGTGTTTGTAATTGGCTTTTCAATTTAGACCTTGTTGTTAATGTTCTTGTTCCTGCACCCCACGTGTCAAAGCTGTATGTTGCCCCCCTGTCTAAGGCACTTGAACCAAGCATTGTTGAATACGTTTGCCGTTCTGTTGATACTGTTTCAGTTTGACCACCATTGAAATTGTAGTAGTCCCAAGCACCAAGTTCATTGATCCAACCAAGACGAATAATTTTTTGCTTTTGGCAATTAACAGCATTGTCAAATTCTTTTACAAAATAATAATACTTAGACCTAAATGAAGCGGTTCCGTTTTGGTTGTCGCACATATATACTCTATAATACGCATAATCTCTCACAACATCCCCAGAAGGTTGACCATCAAAGTTTGCTAGTGCCGAATCATCTTTGAAACATGCGCCTGTGTAATTCTCAAGATTTGCAGAACCAACACCCGCAAACAAAAAGTATGATAAATCTGAACCCGCACTTGCCGGTAAGTAGCCACCCTGTGCTGTGCTGTTATAAAATGTATATGTAAAAATTAAACTTCCATCTGCTTCATAAAATTGCAGTCCTAAATAATCAGCGTTAGAACCCCACGCGCCTTTGTTCTGAAATGCTATTGTGTGAAACGAATGTGTGTTGGTTATGTAGTTCATTAAACCACTTAAAAGACCAGAAGAACCACCCGGTGCCAAATTCATCATTCTTGTATCTGTGATGTCTGGTGCGTTAGAATGTAGATAGTCAATGTTTGAAACTGTGTTGTAATCCGTTAAGGGATTGGTGTCTTCACCCATAACACTGAACAATTTGAATGTAGCATTTATGAAATACATTGTTATTTGCACTTCATCTGTGCCACCTGTCTGCTCTTCTGGTGCGCCACCTGCAGTTGTTGACCTCTCCCATGTTGCTTTGAATATAATGGTTTGAACTGTGTCATTGTTTCCACTAAATATCTTGGTCACTGTATTTTCCCCCAATGTGTGAATTTCTTTGTCTGCGTTAGCACCATCACTGTAGGTTGCTTGAAGTTGTGTGTTTATGATATTTCTAACATCAAAAATAGCAACTTGATTTGTTGTTGAAGAAAGATTGTTTGTTCTTTGTTTTACTGTGGCTAAAAGGTTGGCATCTGAAATACTGTCTTTATACACTCTCAATATATACTTCACTTTAAAAAGCGCCGCGAGGTCATCTGTTACTCTTATTGTTATTGGAAGTATCGGCCAATAGTTTGTTGGCACAAGTTCAGCATATGTGTTTGCTGTGCCTACGAAGGTTGCTGTTTCTGTTGGTATTTGTGTTATCTGTAGTGTTGCCATTTATACAAAGTATTTATCAATGTTTAAGTTTTCAGTTAAGTCTTTAGCAAGTGCGTCTTCAAAGATGGGGTTAAATGCTTCTATATTTGATTCTAGTGGTGTTGAAAAGAAACCTGTTCCCTGAAGTCCCTGTCTGTATATAGCGGTTGCAACAGCAAATTTGACAGCACTTCTTTTTATAAATCTTCCTTTTGCATCTCTTGTTCCACCAAGTCCTTTTTTAATAACCCATTTATCAATTGCACTTGGGTTTATCATTTTATATGTTCCAGAAAATGCAGGTTGTTTATCAAAGCCAAAAAGTTCATTTGCTTTTTTACTGTTCAGTTGCGTCTTCATATCAAGTTTTCTTCCATTGTCAAATGGTTGTCCTGTTCCAACAACCCCTGTGTCAACAAATCCACCATAGTCATTCATTTTGAAACTAACTGTTGGTTGAAACCTTCCCGCACCCTGCACTTGATATTCTATTGACGTTGCCAATGCTGTGTCTGGAACACCTGCTTTAGCATCAGAAACCTGCACCTTTCCAAAGTCCTGCAATGCTTGTGTAAAATTTGGATATGTTGCCATTATGTATTATCTGTTTGTGGAACAATGCACAGGTTGTTCTCATTGTTAACTACTATATTAAATGTCCCCGCCCACCCTGTCAGTAAGTTTGAAAACCTACTTGTGAACGGTGTTAAATTTATTGGCATTTCAATGTCTGTTCTTTGATCCGCCCAAGACTTTGTTTGCACTGCTTGTCTAAAATTAGCAATGACATCTTTTATTATTAAAAGTGTTTCAGAATAAGTGTCATCAATGTCAGTCATGTCTTCTTGTATTTGGTCTGCAACAACAACATCAAATGAGTATGTTAATGTGTGTGCATCAACAATAGCAGGTTGTGGCGTTATATACAGCAAAGGGAATTTGTCAGCATCTAACTTTTCAATATCCAAGTCATCTAAACTACCAGAATTGAATGATTGTATTTGCAAGTGATTTGTTGCTATATCACTAAATGTTCCAACCATTTGTCTGTATGTGATATTGTTTGGTGTGTTGTTAGAATTTTGTGCCATTTTTTTCTTTTTCTAAAATAAATAAATCTTGTTGATAAGACAAGAATGTTAATGCTTCGTATATTTTTGTCTTGGTTACAGGTTCTATTTTCAGTATATCCCCACCAGACAAATTGTAGAGAACGGTATACCACCCCCACTTGCTTTTGTATCTTTTTTCTGTTGTTATCCTTCTTTCATAACTTGTTCCCTCATTCTGTGTTATTTCAACTTCATCAAATAATTGTCCGAATCTGCTAAAAGTTTGTCGCCTAAATGAAAAAAAAAATTGAGAACCCCCAAAGCATAATTCATCGGAAGGTCTAACATCAACGTGTGTTTTTCTGGTGATGGATCATAATCTTCTACTTGATACCGCCCCCAATAATCAACATTATCTGTCTGCTTTCTATACAACACAGACAAAATCTTGTGCAGGTTTTCTGTTGATTCTTCACAGTAGCTTTCAAGGTCAACAAACTCGCCTGTTGTCATTTCAGACATATTTGGAATGACACCATATTTGTCATTGTTAAACTCAATGTTCTTTTCCATTTTAATATTTGAAGGGTCTTCTTTGGTCATTGAAACAATAATGTTTGAAATCTTGTCCAAGTCCTTCATTTTAAATTTCTTCAACAGCTTTTTGTCTACATTGCAAAACACAGAAACAATGTCAATTGTTCTTTGTCGTTCTTCTTGTTGAAGTTTAAGAATCTTTGTGAACTTCTGATACTGTCTAACTGTTATATCATTCCAACTTTCTGGAACTGTTAATTTAATGTTCTTCATTTTTTATAAATATAAAATTATTGTTTTTGTCTAACTAATATAATACTTTCCAGAATACGACACCATTAACTTGTTCAAGCAAACATATCTAACCGCATCAATGCTGTGGTTATAAGCATCAATTGGTTTGTTAGTGATTTCATTGTTCTTGTCTTTTATCCACTTGTAGTTTCTAAACTCTTTAATTGCATTGACGCTTCTTTGTGTTATGTTCAGCTTGTGCCTTCGCATCACATCAATTCCAATCCTCACACTGTCCGGCCCTTTCTTTGCACCCTTAATATTTATGCCACCCATTCGAAAGATTTCTTCAATCGACTTGGGTTCGCTTGAATCGGCAAATATCTCAATACTTCTGTCAATACCTAAGTGTTTGATTTTGGTTGCAATGTCTTGGTTGGTCAAACCCTTTTCATAAAGTAGTTCATCAATATACAAATCTAAGTCATGTTTGTATATTTTAACCAATGATGTTGGATCAGCGCTAAAACCAAAGTCGAGTCCTAATGCAATAGGTTTTGCATTCTCTGGAACTTTGTCCACTATATTAAATGAAGGGAAAATGGTTTCAGTAGCAACACCCCTTTGCCCTTCACCAAAAACCCGCCATAAGTTCTCATCTACTTCTTTAAGTCTTTCAATTTCTGATATTGTGCTTTCTTCTAAAAATGGGTTGTCTTTATATGTTGAAATATGAAAGTCAACATCATCTCTGTCTGCATCAATTATTTGTGTGTATAGCCAATGAAATTCTTCACTTGGGTTGAAGTCAATTATTATCTTGTATGTTGTTCGTAATGCCAATTGTGTGTATTCGTCAAATGAAAACTCATTGCATTCATTCAAAAACAGAACATCACGTTTACGCCCTCTAACACGCGCGGGTTGGTCAACACTTATAAATTCGAAGATATTGCCGTAGAGTTCGTATAATGCACTTGATTTGTTGTGATTTGCTTCACTATACAAATTCTCTTTGTTTAGAACATCAAAGAAATCACGCATACTTGTTCCTCTCAAACTTGGGAATGTCTTTCTTGCAATTGTTATATACAAACCTTTGCCTTTGTTTTTATATGCAAACTCAATCAATGCAAGAATTATTGAATACGTTTTTCCACTTCTTGTTCCACCCTGCAACACACAAATTCTTTTGCTTGAATTTTTTACATCATAATATGGTTTAGCTTGTTTCATCTTCATAGTCATCATATACTTCACCACCCAGAACATCGCCGTCATTGATCCAAGAAGGTGGACTTGCAGAAACATTAAGGTTTTGGTCTGGCAACCCTTCAATCCTGTCAAGTATTTCTTTTATAGCTTTTAGCTTTTCATTGTTATTAGAATCATTACTGAATGCAATTTTTATCAACATCTTTGCAAGTGGACTTCCAAAATCACCAAGACCACCCATGTTTTCATCTTGTGTTGCCAATAGTTCTTTTAATACTGTAGCCACATTTCTTCTGCCTTTAGGTCTTCCACGTTTCTCTGGTTGATTTTCAGAACTGAATCTTGTTGCTTCGTTTGGGAATTTATTCATTGTTTCCGTTTTTATACCGATTTTTAAAATGGTAATATATAGAATTAACTATTATTTTTATTACCCCTACATTTAGTATTATTAGTGTTCTTATTTGTAGATAATAATGCTTTATTCTTTTCATATAAAGATTTTATTTTCTTTTTAAATTCTTTTATTTTCTTTTTGCTATCTATTTTTATTAACCACATTTCTTTGCCTTTTGTCCTGTAAACTGTTCCCATCTTTCTATAATTACATCACAGTATTTAGTGTCTAATTCCATTCCATAACATATTCTATTAGTTTTTTCACAAGCTATTAATGTTGAACCACTACCTAAAAATGGTTCTATTACTTTTTCTTTACTACTTGACTTAATTATTCGTTCCATCATTTCAACAGGTTTTGGTGTAGCGTGGTTGTGTCTTTCTTTTCCTGATACTCTTTCATAATTCCAAACATCAGTCATATTATCGTGTGTATTATTAAAGTATGCCCTTGTATCATAAAATTCTTTTTTCAATTCGTTGTATTCTTTTTTCAATTCGTTGTATTCTTTTTTCAATTCGTTGTATTCTTTTTTAAACGCCAGACCTTTACTTGCGTTTCTAATTGTGTTATAATGCTCTTTTGTTGGAAATGCCCATTGACTTCTAGACCAATAATGTGTGTGTGCAGTATTTGTTAATTCCGTTAATTCTTTATTTGTGAATTTGCTTTTTTCTTTTTCATCTATCAAATAATTTCTTATACTATCCCACCCTTCCCAATAATTATCTGCATTATTATTAAAACCTTGTTCACCTATCATAAAAAATAAACATCTTTCTGTTATTATATTATAACTTCTTAATATAGAATTTCCCTTAGTCATTTGTGCAAATTGTTGTGCAAATCCTTTATCCCAAACTATTTCATTTCTAAAAGTTAATCTTTCTGAATCTTTTAATAGTGTATACCACAAACGCCACAAATCTTGTGCATTTCCCCAAATATAACAAGAACCATTATCATCTAAATAAGGTCTAAATGTTTTAAACCATTCTAATTGAAAAGTGTCTAATTTCTCTTTGTATAGGTTATCATTTAATACACCATCTTTTTCTTTGCCCATTCCATAGGGCGGGTCTGCGTGTAATAATTCTGCTTTATCTCCATTCATTAACTTTTCAACATCACTTTCTTTTGTGCTATCTCCACACATTAATCTGTGTTTTCCAAGTTGCCAAACATCACCAAGTTTAACTCTGCTTTCTTTTACTTCTGGTATATAATCATCTTCTGTGTTGCCTTCTGTGATTTTATCAATGTTAATATCTAAGTCAATATGCTTAAAACCCCAATCAGTAAGTTCATCAATATCAAATTCGTTAGCCAAAATATCCATATCAAAATCACCTGTATTTTTATTAAGACGTATATTTAATTCACGTTCTTCTTCTTTGCTTAAATCTAACACTACACAATCTATTTCAATATGCTTTAATTCTTTGCATATCTTTAATCGTTGATGACCACCAACTACAACGTTTCCATTTTGATTTATTATAATAGGATCAACCAACCCGAACTTTTTGACTGAAGCTTTTAAATCGTTATACTGCTTTGTGCTTATTTGTCTGGGGTTGTAGGTAGCAGGTTTTAAATCTTTAATTAATTTACTTTCTATTTTCATAAATTGTATTTTTTTTATCCATCGCCCATTGATAGGCATCTTCGTAAATTTCTGATTTATATTCTCTTATATACTTTTCAAACTTCACCCAATATTCAAAATCACTATAATCAACATTTATTTTATTTTTTTCTACTTTCATTTAGTTTTCGTTTTAAGTCAATCATTGCATACACATTCGCGCATACGTTTTCCAAATGTTTTATTCTAACGAACATATTGAACATTCCGTCATTCTCTGCTTTGTTATGACAGTCGCGGCACAGACCTGCAAGATTTTCAATGTAATCTCTTTCTTGTTTGCTTCCAATTTTTGACCTTTTAGTTAAGTGATGAACGTCCGCAGCCTTTGAACCACACATTTCACACGGAATAAAATCGTCCATTCCATAATCAAAAAAATCAAAATATACCTTAGTGTGTTTTTGCATTGTTCTTTGGTCTTATGTAAAGGTCATCTGTTCTTCCTTTTAAAATAAATTTGCTATCACAAAAATAACAGCTTCCTTTTTGTATTAAACTAACTCTACTGCAACCGCAACAGAATCTAAATACTTGTGATTTTTTTTTCATCTTCCTTGACCTCTATATTTTTTACTTGGTTTATTGTTTTTACTGTGTATTCCTTTTCGCTTTTTGCGTTTGTTTTTTCTATACACCCAAATTGATTTTTTCATATATCACAGCTTTTTTCATAAATCCTTCTCATGTTGTCCAATGTTTTCTTGTTGCATGATCCACAGCTTGACCATGAAGCGTCTGCATCAAAAACACTTTTGTATAGTTTCCCAAGAATATATTTCTGTTCCTGTGTTATTCTGCTTGTCCTGTCTATTTCTGGCATAACACCTTCATATATTTCTTTTTCATCTTTTGTAAATGCTCGGATGTTCTTGAAGTTCGGGAACATATTATTTAGTTTTGCTTGTCGTTCCGCACACCCGCAGTCATCACCAAAGATTTTTTTCACTAATTTCGACAATCCTGTTTTGTCCGTGAACTTTTTTATGTCATCGCCAATTCCTTTACTACTCATTTTCTACACTTTTACACATTTCTTGAAATAATTCCTGCATTTCTGGTGGCAATGTATTAACTGAATCCATTAACTGCTTGACATCACCTGTTTGTTCAAAATCTTTTTGTATTGATTTTAGCTGTTGTATTCCTTTATTTTTGCTCATTGAATATCTTTTTTACTTTTACTATTGATTTATAGAGCGTGTTTCTATTAATGCCACACTGTTTTGAAAATTCATTCAATGACATTCCTGTGGTTGTATATATCCGAAAGCATTCTGAATCGAACCAATGAATTTCTTTTAACTTTTTATTCACCTTTTCCAAGTCTTTTTCAAACTGTTTCTTGGCTTGAATGCCGTCTTCTTGAATTATCCTGTGTATTCT